GGTACGCCTTTTTTATTGGAACCGTTTCACAAGTTTATTGTTTATAACCTATTAGGGTTTTACAATAAGGGCACTGGGATTGTAAGATTTCATGAAGCCTTTATTTACATCCCGAGGAAAAATATAAAAACCTCATTTGCAGCAGCGTTGGCTTGGGGGCTTGGAATATTATATCGAAAGAGTGGAAGTAAGATATATATTGTTGCCGCAGCTTTGAAACAATCACTTGAAAGCTTTGACTTTATAAAATATAACATTGTTAATATGGGAGAAAATGAAAACTTCCGTATTATTGACAACAACAACGAACATTCCATTTCCGCAGATTTAGGGGACGGGATGTTTTTCGTTCAGGCGTTAGCAGCCAATCCAGATACACAGGATTCACTTAACTGTAACATTGCGATAGCAGATGAAATTCACGCTTTCAAAAAACCGAAGCAGTACAACTTGTTTAAAGAGGCTATGAAAGCATATACAAATAAATTGATGATCGGTATTACCACGGCAGGTGATAACATGAACAGCTTTTGCTATAAGAAATTGCAATATTGCAAAAAGGTTCTTAATGGCACCGTCAAGGATGAACAATATTTTATTTTTATAAGCCAGGCTGACCCTGACGAAGCCGGGAATATTGACTATACAAATCCTATTGTCCACGAAGAAGCAAACCCTGCATACGGTGTTTCAATAAGACCGGGGGATATTTTAAACGACAGCTTACAAGCAATGAACGACCCTCAGCAGCGCAAAGACTTTTTTGCTAAGTCGTTAAATATTTACACAGCTGCAATGAAAGCCTATTTCGACATTGACGAGTTTCAAAAAAGCGACAGTAAATATAACTGGACAATCGAGGAACTTGCAAAGTTGCCTATCAAATGGTATGGCGGTTCTGATTTATCGAAACTACATGATTTAACCGCAGGGTGTTTAGTCGGGTTGTTTGACGATGTATTAATAATCATACCTCATGCATGGTTCCCGATTGTCATGGCGGCTAAAAAAGCAGACGAGGACAATATCCCGCTATTTGGCTGGAAAGACGACGGCTGGCTTGACATGTCAAACAGTCCAACTGTAAACCATGCCGAAATAGTGCAATGGTACATCGATAAAAAGAAACAGGGCTTTAAAATAAAGCAAGTCGGGCATGACCGTAAATTTTGCCGTGAGTATTTTCTGCTAATGAAAAAGCACGGCTTTAATATTATAGACCAGCCCCAGTATTTTTATAAAAAATCTGAGGGATTTAGATATATTGAGAAGAAGGCGAAAGACGGAAAACTTTATTATCTACATGCTGAGCCATTTGAATATTGTGTACAGAACGTGTTGGCAATAGAAAAAACGGATTCGATGATTCAATACGAAAAGGTCGAGGAAACACAAAGGATTGATATATTTGATGCCTCAGTTTTTGCGGTTGTGAGAATGCTTGAAGATTTAGAAGGCAATGGTAAGCTAAAGAATTGGTTTTAAAGCACTCATAACAGGGTGCTTTTATTATATTAGAGGTGGTGATTAGAATAAAAAACCCATTTAGGAAACAAAAGACACGAGCAGACCCAGTGACAATGTGGCTGAACGGCACAGATTCAAGAGATATACTCTGCCCCATCGGGTATACTCCGCTCTCTAAAAATGAAGAGATAAGACGGTGCGTTTATAAAATAGCTGACCTTGTATCTAACATGACAATTATGTTAATGGAGAATGGCACAAACGGAGACATAAGGCTTAAAAATGAGTTGGCAAAAAAGATAGACGTATACCCAAACAAGAATATGACCCGAAAGAATTTTATTCACAAAATTGTTACGGACATGATTCTGACAGGGAACTCGGTTGTTTATCCTCAAATAAAAAATGGCTTGATTGATGATTTACAAATATTGAGAGCAACTGATTTGAATTTTTATGAGATGGGGGACAGCTACGAAATACACTATAGAAGTACGATGTTTAAACCTGATGAAGTATTGCATTTTGTGTTGAATCCTGATGATGAATACCCCTTCCAAGGACAAGGCTACACGCAGATGATAAAACAAACAGTAGCTAATTTATTACAAGCCAATGCCACAAAGACTGGATTCTTGAAATCAAAGTGGAAGCCTAGCTTAATTATATCGGTTCAATCAGATGCCGAGGAGCTACAAGACCCAGTGCTTAGAAACAAAATCCTTGGTAGTTATACAGATACGACCGAAATAGGCGAACCGTGGCTGATACCCACAGGCGAAATTGATGTTAAAACAATTCAACCGCTGACGCTTAACGACTTAGCGATACAAGACAGCATCACACTAGACCTAAAATCCATTGCGGCGGCATTCGGTATTCCTGCCTTTATGGTTGGAGTTGGAGTATTCGACAAAGACGAATATAACAATTTTATATCTACAACAATTATGTCAATAGCGACAACCATTCAACAGGAACTATCAAAGAAGTTACTGTTTTCACCGACTATGTATTTTAAGTTTAATCCAAAATCATTGTTGCAATATGACTTGGTTGAAAAAGTTGGATTTGTTAAAGAGATGGTCGGTGGTGGCATGCTGAACCGAAACGAGGGCAGAGCTGAATTTGATTACTCACCTGTGGACGTTGACGGCATGAACGACTTTACTGTACTTGAAAATTACTTGCAAGTTGCGGATTTGAGCAAGCAAAAGAAATTAGTACAAGGGGGTGATAAAGTTGTTAAATAAAAGACACGCTTATTTTAAATCCGAATTAAAAACTCGGGCAGAGGGCGAAGGTGATCATTACATTGAAGGTTACTTTGCGGTATTTGAGCAGGAAACCAAACTATGGGATGGGTGCTTCGAAAAAATCGCAAGAGGGGCATTTGACAATTCATTAAAAAATAATGATCTCCGCTGTTTGTTCAATCATGATTCGGGTTTTGTCTTAGGCAGAAGTACGAGCCAAACGCTTGAACTCAAAGCAGACGACCACGGCTTATGGGGACGTGTGAAAGTAAACGCAGATGATAGACAAGCAATGGATGTGTATGCAAGGGTGACCCGCGGTGACATAAGTGGCTGCTCATTCGGCTTCGACCCCGTTTCAGAAGAACACGAGGAACGTGTGGACGGTTGGCACTGGACAATAAGAGAAGCCGATACAAAAGAAATTTCTATTTGCACGTTTCCGGCATATCAACAAACCGAAATACAAGCAAGACAAAAAGATTTCGAGCAATCGCAAAAGAGAAACATTGAGCAAAAAAAATCAGACCTTAAAAAAAGATTGGAGGAACTAAAATGTTAAAGCAATTGAAATTGCAAGCAGAACTAAAACAAAGAAATGCAGAGTTGGCTACATTGACAACTCAAAAGACAGGATTTGAAAAGCGTTCAACAGACCTTTCGACTTCACTTGAGGAAGCCAAAACCGATGAGGACATCAAGTTAGTACAAGACAGCATTGATACCCTTGAAAAAGAAATAACCGATGCCGGAGCAGAGGAAAAAGTTACAAGCGTACAGGCTGAAATCACTCGCATTGAGGGTGAGCTTGCCGAGATTGACGAAAGAGCAAAAACCCCAGTACTACCAAAAATTGACGAAGAAAAAAGAGGAGGAACTAACGTGAACAAATATCAGGTAAGAGAGCTTTTAAAATCAGGTGCGTACTATGAGAGGACAGAAGTAAAAGAGTTCTATGAGAAGTTTAAAAATCTTAGAGCAGTTGGCGGCGAAGGTTTAACTATTCCAGAGGTTATTATCAATCGCATCATGGATATTTTGGGCGATTACGCAACGGTTTACCCGCTTGTTGACAAGATCAGAGTATCAGGCACGACCAGAATTTTAATCGACACAGACACCACAGCCGCAACTTGGGTTGAAATGACGGCCGCGATACCTGTAGGCACAGTTGGAACAATCACGGACATCAGTTTTGACGGTTACAAAATCGGCAAAGTTACATTTGTTGACAACTGCATGCTTCAAGACAGCATAATTAATCTTGACGATTATGTCGTTAAGAAAATCGGCAGAGCCATTGCCAAAGGGCTTGATCTTGCTATCCTAAGCGGTACAGGCTCGGCTAACAAACAGCCGGACGGAATCATTCCTATGCTTGGAGATGACTATTTAGTCCCAGTTTTAGACCCGACTGGCTATATTGATATTGTTAAACCTATCGGGCTTATCGATACAGGCGAAGACAGCATCGGTGAGATCGTGGCAGTCATGAAGCGCTCTACGTACTATAACAGATTGTTAGGCTATACCATACTGCCTACCTCGTTAGGCGAAACCGTTACTAAACTTCCGAACTTGAAATACCCTGATCTTCTAGGGTTGAGAGTTGTGTTTAATAACAACATGGCTGCTGATGATATCCTTTACGGTGACTTTAGCAAATACACACTTGTTGAGCGTGAGAGTATTGTAATTGATAAGTCTGAACATGTGAAGTTTGTTGAAGATCAGATGGCGTTTAGAGGAAAAGGCAGATTTGACGGCAGGCCTACTAGCACAAGTGCGTTTGTACTTGTCAGCTTGTCTTACACTCCTATAGTTTAAACTTATGTATAAAGTAAAAACCAAATTCAAAGACATTCTTGACCCTCAGCATTTTTATAGTGTTGGGGGCGAGTTTGTTTCGGCAGATACAGGCAGAGTAAAAGGACTATTGGAACGGGGCTTTATTGTTGAGGTAAAAACAGCGGCAAAGGAACCAATAGCAATAAAGAAAACCAAATCTAAGTAGGTGATAAAATGGGAACGATCTTAAGCCTATTAAAAATAGATTTAGGCATAACACATACTCTAAGAGATACTTTTTTTACAGCACTTTTGGGTGCTGCACAAACAGAAATTGAAAGCAAAGGCATAACATTGGATTTGGCTAATATTGAAGATCAGATGCTTCTGTCTGACTACGCCGCATGGAAGTATCGCAAGAGACAAGAAGACGTGGGAATGTCACAAAACCTATCTAACAGAATACGCAATAGAATAGTGAAAGTGAGGTCCGCGTATGTTGAAACTTAAAAATATATCAGACAAAAACAACATATCGCTAGACCTCATTTGTTACTTGCAATCAGTAACTATTACAGAAGATGACATTGGAAATCAAACCGAAACATCAGCAAACAGACAAGTATTTTGTGCTGAGTTGCCTTTAAATTCATCTGAGTATTTTAATGCAGGACTTCGAGAAATAAAGCCTGAACGCTTATTGGTTGTAGACTTAGAAGAGTATGACAATGAAATATCGGTATTATATGAAGACGTGGAGTACAGCATATACCGTACATATCCACGTGCTGATAGTTTGATTGAGTTGTACTGCAATAAAAAGGCAGGTGCATAGCCATGGCACAAGTAGACGATTTAACAGCTCAACTCATGGCTGAATTATCAAAGTATACAGTTGAGGTAGCCGAAGAAGTCAAACAGGCTTGCAAAGATGTCAGCAAAGAAATGACCGAAAACATCAAACGTGATAGTCCAGTGCGCGCGGGTGCCCATGGTGGTGGATATAAAAAAGGTTGGAAAGCTAAAGTTGCGTTTGAGGATAAAAATAATATCCGTATAACAACTTATAATTCTACAGACTACCAGTTAACCCATTTGCTGGAATTTGGCCACGCTAAAGTAAACGGCGGCAGGGTAGAGGGAAAGCCACACATAGCGCCAAACGAGGAAAAGGCTAAAACAGAATTAGTTAAGCGGATAGAAAAGGCGGTGAGTGCAAAATGACCCAAGCTGAATTATTTACACTGCTAAAAACAACTTTATACCCAGTATCATATCATCATTTTACAACAGCACCAACGCCGCCTTATATCGTTTACTTGAGGGCATTTGACAATAATATTTCATCGGATTTCAAGGTACATGGAAAATTTAAGTTTTATCAGGTTGAACTTTACACGGTGAAGAAAGATTTAGTTGCAGAGCAAAAGATCGAAGCAGTATTGAACAGTATAAATTCTGAGTATGATGTCACTGAGGCGTACGTGGATACCGAATCTTTATATCAGATTATTTACACAATTAAAATAACAGAAAGAGGGTAAAAAAATGGCAACAGAAGGCGAAAAAATCGTATTAGGTAGTGGGAAATTGTACGTAGATGAATTTGTCACTGAAATCCCAACAGACATATTGTTAGAAGTCGAGGATAATTTGTTAGGGCTTATCTCGGGTGGAGCAACGGTTGTATACAAGCCAACGTTTTACGAAGCTAAAGATGATTTGGGACTCGTGAGTAAAACAGTTGTAACGGTTGAAGAGGTCACCCTGAAATCAGGAATCATGACATGGTGTGGTAAAACACTCGAAAAGTTATGTGCGACTGCAAGAGTTACCGAATTACTCGGCAAGCGAACAGTGAAAATAGGTGGGTTAGGTAATCAGGACGGTAAGCGCTATGTCCTTAGATTTGTCCACGAGGATGCAGTAGACGGAAATATTCGAGTAACAATAGTCGGAAATAATCAAGCAGGATTTAGCCTTGTATTCGTCACCGACAAAGCGACCGTCGTGGATGCAGAATTTAAAGCAGCACCACTCGACAGCGAAGGAACGCTGCTTATTTATGAAGAGGATATTCCAACGATTTAAAAATTGTAAGAAGGGGTGAGCGAAATGCTTGCCCCTTTTATTTTGAGAGGGGAAAATATTATGTTTGATATATCGGTTATAAACAAGAGATATTTTGATATTAAAATAGGCGATTTGACGCTCGAGGTTGAGCCACCAAAGATTAAAACGTTAAAGAAAATTATGAGCTTATCTAAGTCACGAAGCGCAGAAGCCATGGACGATTTAGCCGAAGCCGTGCACGTGATTTTAAATAAAAATAAGTCTGGCTATGTGGTGTCAAGTGAAATTGTTGATGAGTTAGATTTAGACCAGTTAAATGAGATTTTAACTGCATACTTTGAATGGCTGAGTAAGGAAAAGTCCTCAAAAAACTAATGGTCCCTTCCTTCCCAAGTGATGATGAGAAGGGACATTATGAAGTAAATACGATAGAAGAAAAGATTGTTTGTGAATACACTGGATACGATTTTGACCGATTAGAAAAGCTTGGCGTATTTGAATATTGGCTATATTTAAGGGATGCGGTCGTATATAACTATTCGCAGAGTGAAGAGGGTAGAGACTACTTAGATAAATGCTGGATATTGACACAAACCGAGCCTGACAGAAAAGCGTTAAGGGCAAAGATGGCAAAGTAGCACCTTAGGGTGTTTTTATTTTTATAGGAAGGAGGTACATTATGGCAGGTACAATTAAAGGTATTACGGTTGAAATTGGTGGAGATACTGGGCCACTCGATAAGGCATTACAAGGTGTAAATAAAACAAGCCGTGACCTCCAAAGCGAATTGACACAAGTGAACAAACTTTTGAAGCTAGATCCGACTAACACCGATTTATTGAATCAAAAACAAAAGTTATTAGCCGAAAGTGTATCTACCACTAAAGGTAAACTTGACACCTTGAAGCAAGCAGAATCACAAGCTCAAGAGCAGTTCAAACAAGGCAAAATTTCAGAGGAACAATATAGAGCACTGCAACGCGAAGTAGTTAAAACTGAGCAAAATTTAAAGGGATTAGAAACTCAAGCAAAAAAAGCCAATGGAGCACTCACAAGCGATCAAGCTGTAAAGAATCTTAAAAACATAGGTATTGCCGCAGGAGCGACCGCAGTTGCCGCAGGAGCAGCGTTTGTTGCTATGGGTGTTGCTGAGTTAGAAAATGCAGATAAAATACAAGTTACAGCAGACATTTACGGATTGACAGCCGAGAGAGTGCAAGAATTACAGTATGTAGGCACAAAATTAGACGTTGAATTAGAAACAATGACAAAAGCTCAATCTATGCTGACTAAGTCCATGTATGCGGCGAAAGATGGTACGGGCGCTCAAGCGGAAGCTTTTAAATCCTTAGGGGTATCTGTTGTAGATGGTAATGGGAACATGCGAGACAGCAAGGTTGTAATGCAGGAAGCCTTAACAGCGCTTGGAGCAATGACAAATGAAACTGAACGTGACGCTTATGCCCAAAAAATATTTGGTAAATCTGCAATGGAACTCAATCCATTGATAAAAGCAAGTGCAGGAGAAATAGCAAAGCTAACAAAAGAAGCACATGACACCGGTGCAGTATTATCAAATGAAGCAATTGCAGGACTTGATGGATTCGGCGATAGCATGGAGGCCGCAAAGGTATCTGTGATGGGCATGGTCGGTGAGGCCCTTGCTAAAATATTGCCACAACTTCAAGGGATGCTGGCTAGTTTAATGGCGATACCCGCATGGATTGATAAAAACTCAACTTTATTAACAATAATAGGTATAGTCCTGGGAACATTTACTATTGCCATAGTTGCCTATAATATAGCGATGGGTTGGGGGGCAATAACTACAGGAATAATGACAATAGCGGTAGGTGCGTTTGGTGCTGTTTTAGCGTTTATAACATCGCCTATCACGATTGTAATTTTAGCGATTGGTGCATTAATAGCAATAGGATTTTTACTATATAAAAACTGGGATACGATTAGTGCTTTTTTAAGTGCCAAGTGGACTGAAATTACGACGCAGTTTTCTAGAGATATGGATAATATCGGAACAAAATCCAGCAGTAAATGGGCTGAAATTACAGCACAGTTTAATTCGGACATGAACAATATCGGAACAATATTTGGTGGTAAATGGGCTGAAATTAGTACTCAATTTTCCGATGATATGGAAAACATGAAGAGAATTGCTAGTGGCGCCATTAATGCCGTCTTTGGTTTTTTTAATAATTTACGCTTACCGGAAATTAAAATACCTCACATCAATCTACCACATTTCAACATAAGCGGTAGTTTTAGCTTAGCACCTCCAAGTATACCAAGTCTCGGAGTTAGTTGGTACGATAAAGGTGGTATTTTTAATACTCCTGGCATTATTGGAGTTGGCGAAAAAAGACCTGAATTTGTCGGTGCTCTGGACGATTTAAAAAGTATATTTAGGAGCGAAATTGAGAGGGTGAACAGCGGTGGTGGTACAATGCCACAAAACAGTACAGTTATAAACTTTAATGGTTCATACAGTTTTGCCGGTCAGAAAGATATAGATTATTTTATGAATCAGGCTGCTGTTTTAGTGCAAAGGAGGCAGGGCTAATGCTAATAAACAATATAGACATAAGCACTTTTAAGGCTACGTACCTTTCAAAAGACATTCAAACCGCCGAAATCACAATCTATGACGATTGGCTGAGAAATGCTTTAAATCCTTTGTACTTAAGCAAGCAAGAAACTTATAAACAAATAAAATTACAGTTATTAATAAAAGACATAGATGATGAAAGCTCTTTAAACGATATAAGCAATTTAATAAAACAATTTGAAAAATGCACAATAAAGTTTGATGATTTAAGTTTTTATTATGATTGCTTAATCGTTAATAAATCGCATGTAAGAATTGTAAAAGGATTTTATACACTAGATATTGAATTGAAAAGCGGATATGCTTATCTTCCGGCAGTAGCCGTCACATTATCCGGTACCTCCCAGACCGTCACAGTCCCCGGAAATCTTCCCACGCCCGCCGTGGTAACGCTCACGCCACCGATTAATCTAGCATCGGTAACTATAACCGGTATGGGAAAGCCTATCACAGTAAACAACCTACACGCCAATACACCGGTAATTATTGACGGTGAGCAATGCCTAATAACCGAGAGCGGTTTGAACAAATTTGCTGAAACGGATATGTGGAACTTCCCAACGTTGCAGCCGGGTGCAAATACAATTACATCGAGCACAGTTAATTGTGTGGTTAAAATAGCTTATAAACCTAAATATATTTAAATTAAAAGAAAGAAGGAAAAAGCAATGATTAACGAGACAACAAATTTCACATCCCAGGTAATGGTGAAAGACAACGGGGTCGATGTAGCAGTAATGTATCTAAACGCAACACTTGACAGTGCAAATATGAATGTCAGTATAAGTGCAAGCACTTCAAACAAAGTACTGGCATCAGCTAATTCTGCAGACGTGAAAGTTCAGTACGATGCATTTATGGCAGCAGTAACTGAAAGAGCAATAGAACTAGGCTATGTGATATTCTAATTAGAAGAGCTCTGATTATCCGCAGTTTTCTGCGGGTAATCACATTTTGGAAGGTGGTAACATTAAATGAAATTAAGCAACGAACGCATACTCAATGATTCTTCTAAATTATCCGAAATATCCAAAAAAGAATTGCCAGTAAAAGCATCCTATGCTATTGCTAAAAATATAGCGAAATTAGAAGCAGAGCTAAAAATCTATAATAAAGAAAGAGAAAAACTGATAGAAAAATACAGTCAAAAAGACTCCGAAGGTAAAACTATTGTAGGCGAAAATAATCAAGTTGGGCTTCAAAAAGAATGCTTGGCAGACTGGAGCAAAGATATTCAGGAACTGCTCGCCATAGAAAATGAGGTCAACATTCACACATTTTTAATCGGTGTCCTGGACGGGTGTAGTATGACACCAGCAGAGCTCATGACAATTGACTACATGATTGAGGACTAATTTAAAAAGGGGGTACTTCAATGCTTCAGCTTTATGACATAAATCATAATAAAATAGATGGACTTACAAATTATAAAGAGCTCAAAATCGAGAAGGAAATCAACATTGAGGATACCTTCTCTTTTTTATATCCAATTTCAGATTTGAAGCATGATTTAATCCAAGAAGAATGCTATATAAGGACTAAAGATAATGAGTACATAGTAAAAGAAGTAAATTTTAAAGATGATGATTGGACTGAATATATTTGTAAAATAAATATTGAGGGCATAAAAGGCAAAGATGTATCTCATTTTGAAACAGTTGAGCAGAGTTGCACTAATAGCATTAATTTAGCATTAGTGGGCACTGGTTGGACTATAGGCACTTGTGATGTCACCAAACTAAGGACAGTAAGAAAAAACAACTGCACTGCTTATGTTGTGCTGCAAGAAATACAAAGTGCTTATGACTGTGAAATGACCTTTGACAGTATTAATAAGAAAGTTTATATCTACCAGAGCATGGGCACTGATAAAGGAACTTATTTTGCAGAGCAATTAAATCTTAAAAAATTAGATATACAAAGAAACTCTTATGATTATATCACAAGGCTCATTCCTCTTGGTAAAGATGGGCTGGGTATAGCAAGCATAAACGGTGGTTTAAATTATATCGAGAACTATCAGTACAGCAACAAAGTTATAACTGCATACTGGGAAGACAATCGCTATACCGTAGCACAAGATTTAAAAGATGATGCCATAGTAAGATTGGATTATCTAAGCAAGCCTTATGCAGCCTACAAAGCTGAAGTAATTGATTTGGCGAATATTAATACTCAATACGCTATTTTGGATTATAGCTTAGGCGATACAATAACCCTATTAGCAAAAAGCAAAAATACAAAGGAACAGCAAAGGATTATTAAACTGACAGAATATCCTGACGAACCCGAAAGAAACACATGCGAAATAGCAAACAAAATACTTTCCCTTGAAAATCTGCAAGTAAGATTTATTGATACGGCAGACGTTGTAGAGACCGTGACTACCGTTGATGGCCTGGTAGATGGCACTAAAGTAGACGGTATAGATTGGTCACAACTTCAAAACGTGCATATTGTTATTGCGGACATACAGGATTTAAGTGTTGTTACAGGTCGCATAGGTACTCTTGAAACCACCACAGCTCATATTACTAATGGCATAATTGATAATGCAACAATAGACATGGGAAAAGTTAATAATCTAAGTAGTACCTATGCAACAATCGTAAATTTGACAGCTGCAAATGGCAATATAACAAGTTTGACCTCAAGTGTAGCTTCAATCAATACTTTGCTGGCCGGAAACGTAGGCGCCGCAAATCTAGCGGCAGGCGCAATACAGGCAGGTAGTGCGGTAATAGGAACGGCAGCAATAGCTTCAGGACAAATAATCTCACTCGACGTACTAAAACTTATTGCTGGAAATATTTCAACAAATAAATTTACAGTTCAAAGCGATAATGGAAAATTAAAAATAGTAGGCGATACTATAAAACTTTGGGATGTGGCAGGCAAAGAACGTGTTTCTCTAGGCTTGAATAGTGGAGACTATAATCTTCTTATTCGTGGCGTAGATGGAACAACAGTTCTTTTCGGGACCGATGGCGTAACTCACGCCGGCATAACACAGGGTGCAGTAGATGATAGTAATATTGCTACGAACGCAAATATCAATGGCGGTAAGATTGAAAAAGAAAGTCTTGTATCCCAGGTCAATGGAGCGACGACATTAGTAAAATCGAGCCATGTAAAATACGATCCCACAGGACAAACATTAGAGGTTGCTTTTGGTGCTTTGAGTACCACAGTAACAGGTCAAGGCACAACGGTAACGAGTCAAGGCACAAGTATAAGTACTTTACAAGGACAAATTGTATTAAAAGCAAGTCAGACAGATTTAACAACCACCAATAGTAACGTTACAGCAGCGCAGACTCAAGCAACCCTTGGTGTAACTAATGCGGCTATAGCTCAGACTAAAGCAAATCAAGGTGTTGCAGATGCCTTAACGGCTCACAATTTAGCGGATACAGGCGTAACCAATGCCGCAACGGCTCAAGCAGCAGCAGTCGCTGCCCAAGGAACAGCTACGAACGCTAAAGCATACACCGATAATTTAGCATCAGGAACAGCAGTAACCCCAGATGAAAAACTATCCTTGAAACAGGAATGGGATTTAATTGTAGTAGATGGTGCGCTTACAACAGGCAAAATAATAGTTCAAGCGTTAGCGTTTGGAGTTTCAGACACAGCCTTCGATACCGCTTATAGCGCATTGAACATATATCTAAATACCACGTTAACGTTATTTACGTCTATGACCACAACTACAGTAATTGTCAGAGCAACGTGGGATACAACCTGGAAGAATTATTACAATGCAAAAACCGATATATTAAATGCAATAGCTACTACTGCAAAAGCAAGAGCGGATTTAGGAGTAACTAATGCGGCTACAGCACAAGCTCAAGCTACTCTAGGCGTAACAAATGCAGCAACCGCTCAAACTGCTGCAAATCTTGCCAATACAAATGCAACAGCCTTAACAACCCGAGTCACCACCGCAGAAGCAAGTATTACTACTCAAGCAGGGCAGATTGTATTAAAAGCACTTGCGACGGATTTGGTTACTACGAATAGTAATGTGACAGGTGTAACCTCACGCATGGCCACAGCCGAAGCCAGTTTAATAGTTAATGCAAATAACATAGCTTTAAAGGTCAATTCCAATGGTGTCATAGCCTCTATAAATGCAAGTGCTGAAGGAATATCTATAAATGCGGCAAAATTAAACTTAACTGGTTTAGTAACGGTTGCTAATTTGTCTGCGTCGGGCACTACTGTAATAAATGGGGCTAATATAACAACTGGCAAAATTTTAGCGACTTATATAGATGTAACAAACTTGAGTGTTTATAAGATAATATCTTCGGGAAATGTGAATAGTTATGCAACAATGGATACTAACCCATCCATAGGTATATCCTCCGCATTAACGCTGCATGATGCGACAAACGCAAATTTTATTAGTATCGGGTTAGGTTCTAGTGGAAGTTTACCGATGACTATGTTGGATGTCTCGAGCCAAATGGGCATTCGCATTAATGGTGGTTCAGTATTATTTACTATAGGTACTGGTTCCGTTAGTATCGTAGCACCCGACGGCAGTTCATATATAGCCATACAAAATGGCGGCATGATAAATACTGTCGCTCCTTACGGTCTTTATGTAAATGAGTCACCTGTAAATAAAACAGGTACATCTATAGAATGGAACACTAACACATGTCCGGACGGTTATCTGTTTGAAAATGGTCAAGCAGTATCAAGAACAACGTATTCAAGGTTGTTTGGCACAATAGGTACTGTTTTTGGTGCAGGTGATGGTTCTGCCACTTTTAATTTGCCAGATTCAAGAGGTAGAATGGCGGTAGGAACTTATGATGGTGGTGGTGCATTGGCATCTAATATATCTTTAGGACAAAAAAGTGGTTCAGAATTAGTCACGCTCACTGTATCGCAAATTCCTTCACACTATCATTCAATGCCATATACTCACAGTGTTACTTCCGGAAGTTCTGGTTATATGCTCGGAAACACAAAGGAGGGTGTCGATAACAGTCTTATAACAGGTGGTGGTGCGGCATTTAACAATATGTCACCATATATAGTAAAACGTAAAATAATTAAATTTTAAGGTAGGTGTTAAAAATGGCAATACAAGTAGAAGTAATAAGTGATGTAGGGTTGGCGGCTTTATATCATCGTATAGAAAATGTAGAGATTGACTTTAATTTGAATCAGGTGCATATCATTATGGCGAGTTATACAAACGAATCATACAGGAATTTAGAAAAGGCAGATAAGACTGTAGTAGAAAACAAAGTAAGCCGGTTATTTGAATTACAGTTAAAAGGTATTTTATCTAAGGAAGAATCGTTGGAAATGTTAAATTATAGTCTACCACAGTTAACGGCCGATTCGATGAATATCAAAAGCAGAATCCTAACTACACAGAAATACACGTTACCTCTTACTGAGGACATAAGAACAAATCTTTATACTCAAATAGTGTTATCTATACCGCAATTTGTTAATGCAATAGAGGCATAACTAAAGTATGCAACAATGAGTACTTTTATATTAAATTTTAGGAGGTAAAACAAATGCTAATTCGTGACATATCTTCATACGACAGCAACATTAATTTTTCTGCATATGACGGGTTTATAATTAGAGGATTAAGGTCAAATGGATTGCTCGATTCAAACATAGACTATCACGTTTATGAATGTATCGCTTTGAATAAACCGTTTTCTTTCTATCACTACATAAATTTTTATAGTGATATTCAAACTCAGTTAAATAAAATTAATACTTTGATTTCAAAATATCCTGCCACTTTTCGGTCTGCAATTGATCTGGAATCTGATATATATGACAATAAAATTATACCCGCAAATATAAGTGAAATAACTCATAAATTTCTTGATGGCGTGCCTAACTCATTTTTATATTGCAATCAGAATATGTACGAGCACTATTTGGATAATAGTTTTGATAAGACAGATTTATGGTTGGCACAATATAATTCTGAACCGACAAAACAATATCTGCATATCAATGTGTTTGCAAGACAGTATCAAGAGAACCCAGACATTTCAAATTTTGATGAAAGACTTATAGGTGAAATTAAAATAGTAGATGTAGTTAAACCTGTTGCTCCGCAACCTATAGTATCAATACCACAGCCTGTGATAGTGCCACAATGGAACGCAGAAGTTTATCATACAAATACTATGCCCCATGAATGGAACTCAACGGCAGATATACCTTTTGTGGTTACGGGAAGTAATGGGGTTGCTGTGGGAGACCATAGAGTAGACTCTAGCGATAAGATTTGTATCGTTAATTGTTTATTTGACCAACAGCTATTGGAAATATATTATCCTTTATCTGCCGGACGTTATGCTCATGGTTTTATAAAAAACGATGAAGCAAATTTAAGCAATCGTTGGTATAAAGCATGGCTGAATGGCAAAACAAATGAGGTTGTCAGGGATGCTACTGGAAAAGAATCAGGCACTATCTTTCCTCTTGAAAAAGCTACTTTCTTGTTTAAAGATGTTCATGGATATTTTATTTTGTTTGATACTTCTAAGGGTGGAGAGACAAAATCAGGCTATGTGGCTTATGCCGGGAAACTTAGATTTTAATAATTTAGTGAAAGGGGTGTGACCGATGGATGAAACATTAAAAAATGAACGTGCTGACCCGTCTATTAATGTAGTCAGAATGATAGAGAGTATAGTTAAAAATTTTGAAGTTTCAATTAAAAATTTAAGTGATTTGAATAAAGCGGAAATACGTCGTATTGACGATAGGAGCATTGCTGAATCTGAACGCATTAATGAATTACGAAAAGGCGATATTGAGGCTGTTAGAATTGCTAATATTCAAGCAATAAAAACCGCAGAGTTGCTTAATGCACAGATGCTGGAAAATGCAGAGGTACTCCGAAAATCTGTCGAAGGTACGGCTGTTACCATAGCAACCCAACTTTCGTTGATTACTACTCAGCAAGATGCAAGGTTCGCAAAGTTAGAACAAGCACAATGGGAGAACCAAGGCAAAAGTGTTGCTTCACCTGATTTAGTTGCTTTGGTTACAGATTTAGTATCTGTACAGAATATAAATAAGGGAAAGACACTTAGTCTTAGTCCCATTATCGGATTATTATGGGCAGTTGGCGGCAGTATCGTTACATTTTTAATTATACAAGCAATAATTGGCAAACTTTAATTTGTATAAAATAAATTAAATTAAAGGGTAAAAGCATGAATAAATTCAACATAATTTCATATATTCTTGTGATGATCGCTGGGGCTATAGTTGTCCTTTTCGTCGAAACATTAATAAATTTATTTTAGAAAGAGGTATTAAAATGGAAACAACTCTAAAAGTAGTTGAAACACAGTCACGTTGGAAGTCCTCAATTCTTTGGGCATCTATTATTGCACAGGTCCTTGTCATTCTACAGCTGACAGGCGTATTCGCAAAGATCGGTCTTGATGCCGGATTTATCGGTAACGTCGTTGCAGCCGTTCTGCAGCTGCTCGTCACGGTAGGCGTACTTAATAATCCCACAAGTGCAAATACATTTTAATATGGTCCTGAAAAACACGCCATACTTAAAGCCTCGCTTCCGTTTGGAGGTGAGGCTTATTTTTTATCAAAACATCACCCATTGTGACAATATGTGATATAATAATTAGAATAATGGCAGATAAGGATGTTAAGAGATGAATAATAGGGAATTTCTTTCACTCAATCGTTTCTTGAAATGGGTAGTACTCAAAAATCAAATCAGAAGTTTGGAAATAGAAAAAGACTTTTTTGTTTTTAATAATTTTATTTACTGGGCACATCTTGGAATTAATATAGGAAGCGAACAGGATGAAGATAGACCTGTTTTAGTTATTAGAACTTCAAAGGAGTCTACTGTATGTTGCATATTGCCAATTACTTTAGAACGGTTAAATGATAAAAGACCTTATCACATTGATTTGGCCAATGGGATAGGCACCGTTTTAATAGAGCAAATTAGAACCATAAGTAAGGATAGAATATATGCCAAAAAGTTTGTGGATAGGAAACAAGCTACAATTACATTCGATGACTGGAAATTGATAAACGAACAAATAATTCAGTTTTGCACTTTGAAACCTTTATTTACCGAAAAATAATTTTTATAAGTATATTGACAGAAACATTATCATAGCATATACTATAACAAAGAAATACATGTGGACTTCATGGCGAAAGCCATGTTTATCATTTGAACTTGTAAAAGCACTTCATCAATTTGAGGTGCTTTTGCTTTTTGTTCGGAGTAAACCCCACTCTCTTAATTGAGGGTGGGCTTATTTTTTATGCAAAAAAATCCCCTCCGGCTCGCACCAAAGGGGAAGAACAAAGATATTTATATTTTAAGAGGAGAAGAATGAAAAAGATCTTGTTTATATATTACCCGATATTTGTGACATTAACATGAACTATAGATGAAATGTTCGTAAACATAGGGCCGCTTTCGATTAAGGAAGCAGACCTGTATTTTTTTGTGCAAATATCAAAAAGATTTTCCCGTTAATATTGAAATATGCAAAATAATAGTGTAAAATTTAACAAATAAGGGGCGATGATAGAAATGACACAAAAGGTATGGGATATTATAAGTTGGGTATTTTCCAGTATGCTATTGCTAAGTGGTGTTACTCAGATCACAAGGTCGATATCATGCATTTTCTTTATTTTAGCTGGAGCTATTTTAATGCCGCCGGTATATAAACTGATTCGTAATTACATGGCGGTAAAATTAAAGTTTAATATTAAGACGTGGCAAAAAAGCATTGCAATAACGCTGGCTGTTATTTTAGCGTTTGCTTTTATGCCGCAAACGAGTAGCACATCCTATACTCAAGCCAACGCAAACGATAAGACGGATTATTTAAAAGTATCATCTATATCATCAGCTGCAAGCAGTAAAGTTTCATCACCTGCTCCGACTGTGAGCTCAAAGGTTTCATCAGCAGCTGCTTCAACGGTTCCTTCGTCAATACCTGCACAAACTACCACAGTTAATGGAAATTTAGTAATAAGCTATATTGATGTAGGTCAAGGTGACAGTGAGCTCATTCAGCAGGGTGGGCAAACTATGCTCATTGATGCGGGTACAACTGAGTCAACGAGTAGCCTACTTGCTTATTTAAAGACAAAAAGTATTAGTAAAATTGATTATCTTGTTTTGACACATCCACATGAGGATCATATCGGAGGTGCGGATGATGTAATTAATGCGTATAGTATCGGTAAGGTTTATATGCCTAACGTGGTAACTACAACCAAAGCCTTTACTAATGTTCTTACGGCCATGAAAGCTAAAGGTCTTTCGGCTGCACAACCTGAACCAGGTTCAAGTTTTAAATTGGGTGACACAAACTGTATAACATATGGCCCTGTAAATACAGATGCCGGTAATCTTAATACGTACTCAATAGTCATTAAGTTAATGTACGGAAACACGAAGTTTCTTTTTACCGGTGATGCTGAGTCAACAAATGAAAGCGGTATGCTTAGCAAAGGATTCGACCTTGCAGCCGATGTTCTAAAAGTTGGGCATCATGGCAGTGATACATCGACATCACAGCTTTTTTTAAATGCCGTGCACCCCAAATATTCTGTGATAGAAGTAGGAAAAGGCAATTCTTATGGGCATCCGACACAGGCTGCATTAAATCGTCTATCGAATGTCGGTGTTCAGATACTTAGAACAGATGAGAGTGGTACAATTGTTTGCACAAGTGATGGAGCTACAATTAAATTTGATAAATCTGCATCGCCTGTTAAACCTCAAGCACCGCCAGCCGTAACAGTCACTCCAGTAACTCCACCAGTTGTAGCTGTAGCTCCAGTAGCTCCGCCGGTTGTAGTAGTAACTCCTGCAGTACCTGCAACTGATAACACTCGGATAGTGTATTGGGTGCCAAGCGGAAAAAGTTATCATTACACTGATAAATGCTCAACATTGAGTAGAAGTAAAATTATTTTAAGCGGAACATTGGCCGAAGCTTTAGCAGCAGGGAAAACAGATCCGTGTGATAAGTGTGTGAAATAAATTGGAATAGTCGCATTTGAAATGAATAAATTAAATTGTTTCGTAATACATCATTATAAATTATGAAAAATTATAGCCCTAAGCCTTTAATATAGAGGTTTAGGGCTTATTTTTTATAGTTCGTAAAAAAATCTGTAGTAACCCCGTAGTAACCGCCGTAAAATTGGATATAATTCAGTCTAATTTAACAAAAATATATCAAAAACCAAAAGGCTCACAAGCGGCGTATATAAGCCACTTGTGAGCCTTTATTTATGGTCCGAGTGACAAGAGTTGAACTTGCGGCCTCTTGAACCCCATTCAAGCGCGCTACCAACTGCGCTACACCCGGGCATTTAACGGCGTTTGTAATTATAACATAAAGATAATATGAAAGCAATAATTTGTTCCAAATAGCTATGGGTTAATAATTTTTCGTAGTCAATGATAGGTAACGTTATTGGCTTTATTTCTGTGAAAATCCATTTTTACCCCATCTGTAGA